CGTGAAGTTAAAAAAGAGCGAGACCCAAAAACTGGTGCCGATATTATAAAATCAATTGCTGAATACTATGTGTATTCTGACCGAGGCGCAACAACACAGACCTATGGTGCTTCAGTAAATGCAGGTCTTAGAATTGCACCAGATTCAATTATCAATGTGAACTCTGGTTTGATGGATGCTAAAAACACATTTGTTATTTCATATTTACATAAGGCAATTAAACCTCTTAATCAGTTACGCATGATTGAAGATGCAGTTGTTATCTATCGCCTTTCACGAGCACCAGAACGCCGTATTTTCTACATCGATGTGGGTAACTTACCACGAGGCAAAGCAGAACAGTATCTTAAAGATATCATGATTAAGTATCGTAACAAAATGGTTTACGATGCCAATACAGGTGAATTGCGTGATGATCGCAAACACTTATCGATGCTCGAAGATTTTTGGTTGCCACGCCGTGAGGGCGGTAAAGGCACAGAAATTACCACGTTACCAGCAGGCCAAAATCTTGGTGAGTTAGAAGATGTTAAATACTTTCGTCAGAAGTTATTACAATCTTTAAATGTGCCAATTTCTCGTTTAGAACCACAACAAGGTGGTATGATTGGTCTTGGTCGCACCGCAGAAGTTACTCGTGATGAAGTTAAGTTTTTAAAATTTATCATTCGTTTACGTAATAAGTTTTCACAGATTTTCGATCATGCTTTAGAAAAACAATTGGTTCTTAAAGGTATTTGCACCAAAGAAGAATGGTATCAATTTCGTGATAACATTTATTATAACTACGTAAAAGACAATAACTTTACAGAATTACGTGATTCAGAGTTGTTACAAAGCCGTGTTCAAACATTAGCAATTGTTGATCCATATGTTGGTCGTTACTACTCTGCTAAATGGGTTCGTAAACATATTCTTCAACAAACAGATGAAGAAATTGAAGATATTAACACTCAAATTAAAGAAGAATCAGATGCAGATATTGGTGGTCAAGTGATGCCACAACAATCAGACCAAGTTTCAGCAAATGATTATCCACCTGAAGATAACACAGGTGGAACAAATGAATCTATGACACCAATGTTAGATGCTGAAGTAGAAAAATATTCGTCTATACTAAATAGGCGTTAAACGGAGAATGTAATGGACACACAAACATTTATTAATCAAGTTTCAACTGGCGATGCAGTTGGTGCAAAAAATTTACTTAATAGCCTATTGTCAAACAAGGCTTTTGAAGTTTTAGATGCTAAAAAAATTCAAATGGCTCAAGCAATTTTTTCAGGTGAAGAATCTGAAACACAAGATACAGAACAAACTGGAGCAGAATAATGAAAAAATTACAAGAATTTCTTAATCTTGTGGAAGAAGAAAAGTCAGACTATAAACAGTTTGATATGCTAGTTCGTGCTGGTCTGGCCAATAAAGCGCAGTTAACACGTGTTCATCGTATTTTAGATAAAATGAGTGAAGAGCGTCCACAATTTAATAATGCTGATAAAGAAATTTTACGTAATTTATTTAATCGCATGGTCGATTTAATTAGCAATAATAAACAGATTTTTCAAAAAACAAAACAAGCAGTTAGAGAAGAATTAGAAGAAAATATTTTAGATACGGCAGACATTAAAATGTCACCATCTGGTCGTAAAGTAAGAGCACATCGTATTAAAGTTGGTGATGTTGCATATAACAATAATGTTAAAGAAGAATTTGATCTTGTGGAAGCACCAATTGATTTTGATAATGATCCACCTTTTATTTTAATTTTAAAACGCAGAGCTATTAGAATGTATCCCGATAAAACAAAAGTCGCATTGTATTATAATAAAACATTAGATAAATATTTTTCGGTGCCGTATGGCAGTTCATTAGGCGCAGTTGTGCAGGCAGAAGAAATACAAATAAAAGAAGCTGTAATGGATCAATTACATAAAATTGTAAATAACAAACAAGCACAATCAGTTAAGTTTGGTAATGGTCAAACAAAAAAAGTTGATCATTATACTGCATCAGCTATTACGCAAGTTCATAATGCTTTAAATGATGAAAACAAAAAAAAGTTTGCAGATATGGTCCATAAATCACCTGCTCATCTAGCGAAAGCATCTGACTTTGCGTTTAGTAGAGTAAAATGAATTTAATTGATTTAATCATTGAAGGTAGATTGGATGAAGCCCGACAATATTGTTGTAACGATCTAAAAGAAAAAGTTACAAGGCGTTTAAAACAAGCTAAACGCTATGTTGAAGCAGACATATTTGAAGAAGTAGAAGAATTTAATGAAGTAGTTAAAAGAAATCCAAATCTAATTAAGCAAGGCAGAATTACTAAGATTCGCCGTAGAATTAGACGAAACGCAAAGGGGCGTATTGTAGTTCAAAAAAATCGCAAGCGCTCAGGTATTAAAGGTTACAGAATTGTTGGCAGCACGGTTCGCCGTATACCAGCAAATGTAAGATTAAAAAAGGCGCGTTTATTAAAACGGTCATGGAAAACAACACGAAGAGCAAAACTTCGCCGTTCGCAATTGAAACGTAAAATGTCAATGCGTAGGCGAGCATCAATGGGACTAAAATAAAATGCCATTTGAAATTATAAACGCTGTTAGAGCAAAATCAACAATTCGTATTGTTGGTGGTGCCGCTAATACAGCAATCAACTTAAACACTCTTTCTGCTCAGACAGGAGAGACCGTAACAGAAGCTGCAATCGCACAAGTATCAGCTACAACAAACGGGATCTATAGAATTTATAGAGGTAATAATTCTTCTGGTACATTGATACTTGAGATTCCAACACTAATTAATTTGATACTATATGAATATGATATTACTTTTGCAAATAGTTCTACCGCAAACGTTTTTGTTGAACACACAGGTACAGCAGGTAGTTTAATTATGCAGTTAACTAAAACGGCCACTTATAACCCAGCACTCACAGGAATGTAATATGAAACTTATTACAGAAGTTATCGATGATGTAAAATATCTTACGGAAAAAACAGAAGATGGTAAGAAAAAACTTTTTATTGAAGGAACATTTTTAGTTGGCGATGAAGTCAATAAAAATAACCGTATGTATAAAATGAACACACTTCGTAATGAAGTTGCTCGTTACACCAAAGAATTAATTGACACAAATCGTGCCTTAGGTGAATTAGGTCATCCAGACACACCATCTATTAATCTAGAGCGTGTATCTCATAAAATTTTATTTTTAAAAGAAAATGGTAATACATTCTATGGTAAAGCACTTATTCTTGGTACACCATATGGTCAAATTGTTGAAAATTTCATTAATAATAACATTCAAGTTGGTGTATCATCAAGAGCTCTTGGTTCTTTAATGCAAACTAGAGAAGGATATAGCCTTGTGCAAGACGATCTAAAATTAGCTACTGCGGCTGATATTGTTGCTGATCCATCTGCACCAGGTGCATTTGTAAATGGCATCATGGAAAACAAAGAGTGGATGTTTGTAGAGGGCCATTTTGTAGAAAAAAACTTTGATCACGTCAAAAAGACAATTCAAAAAACTAACAAAAATCAACTAGAATCTGTAGCTCTCAAACTATTTGAAAATTACCTCAGAAAACTTTAATTTTATAAATAAGAAATAATAAGGAGATTCCTAATGGCGACAAATAAACTAATGGAAGCCGCAGCAGAAATTCTTGCAGGAAGCAAGAAGTCTGTGTCAGCAATGCCTGCTGAAAAGTTGCCAGCCGAAATTCATGATGCTGGCGGCCCAACACCACAAAACTATAAAAACAATGATGATTCTGCAAAGATTACTTTATCATCTAAAAGTGTTATGGCACCTACCACAAAACCCTCTGATGCTTCGCCAGATACACAACTTAAAATGAAAAAAGAGAAAAGTAAAACTGAAGATGAAATGATTGCTGAAAAGCATCGTAAAATGCATGAAATGAAATATAACAATAATAATGACAATGATGATGAAGAACATGAAGAAGAAGAAAATGAAGAAGAAGAACATGAAGAAGAAGATAAAAAAGAAATGATGAAAAAGAAGATGAAAGAAGATATTGATTTTCTTTTCTCTGATGATTTTACCATTTCTAAAGAATTTAAATCTAAAGCTGCTACAATTTTTGAAGCTCGTGTCATGGACCGTGTTACACAAATTGAAGAGGAAATTGAAGGTAAATATGCCTCAATGCTTGAAGAAGCAGTTGAATCAATTAAATCTGACCTAACAAATAAAGTCGATGATTATCTCAATTATGTTGTTGAACAATGGTTAGAAGATAACGAAATTGCTATTGAATCTGGCCTCCGTGCCGAAATTACTGAAGAATTCATTGCTGGTCTACGTAATTTATTTGCAGAACATTATATTGATGTTCCTGATGAAAAAATTGACCTCGTTGATGAGCTTGCTGGTAAAGTTGAAGAACTTGAAAGTAAACTTAACGAAGAAATTGAGCGTGGCATTTCTTATGCTAAAGCTCTCGTAGAATCTCGCAAAAATGAAATCACTCGTGAAATT